TTACCACCATCCTCATCATTTTGTCCTGTGTAAAAATTTTTTAAGTATGTATCGATTCTGGAAAGTAATTCTGTTTTATTTTCTATTTTTTTTCTTTGTTCGGGAGTTTCTTTAAAATCACCATCAGATTCTTCATACGCCAACTCCGCATTAGTATAATGATAAACAGGGTTATTAAATGGAGCCAATTGTTCATCCTTCCAATCTTGTGGGGCAAGAACAATTGGTACTTTAAAAGTTCCGGCGTTTCCTGAACCTGTTGCTTCACTAATTCGATTTATTTTCATATACTTACAATAAATATATTATGGAGGCAGAAAAACAACCTTATATCTTCTTATTTGATGATGTTGCAATATACAAACCTGAAGATATTGAACATTTAATTGATAATTTAACCGAAGAACAAGCAAAGTTTATGTTAATTAAATCTATTCAAATGGCGTATAAACATGGCATATATTCATTAACCGAATCTGAAATTGTGTCAAAATCACTTAGAATATTTAAATAAAAAAAAAAGGGACAATTACTTGTCCCTTTAATTATTCTTTAAGATTTTGATTATCTCAATTCTCTTAAATCAAATGTACGAACGCCATCTACGGTAATTCTTCCGTAAAAACGATTATTTACAATTTTCTTCGCGTATCTTGTCATTATTCCTTTAATCGGAGTAAAGTTGAACGGATTATACATTGTAGGTGTTAATTGTAGAGGTACATACGGTGCGTAAATATAACCTGTGTCTAACAATGATGTTCCTTTGTGTCCCATTAACACTTGGTTAGCTGGGAAGTAAGGGTCACGGTAAACTTGGTAACGACCCGCTAATGTACCAACTCTTTCAATACCCATGTTGTATTGGTCTTGCTCAGGAGCTGCGTTTGATACGTGGAAGTATTCCAAGTCATCAAATATAGCACTGATTTCAGAAGAAACAACAATCCAGTTAGCTCCACCTCTTAAGGTAGATTTGTGGATTTGAGCCGAAATTTGGTTGATAGCTGTAATCAATGTTTGATTCCAGTCTTTTTGAGTGTAAGGAACTGCACTTGAACCAAGACGCTTCCATCCGTTGTAATCCCAACGTAAGTTCCAAGCTGCACCTTTACGTAAATCTCTTAAGATTTCACGGTCGATTTCAGCCGCAACTTGCTCAGACAATAAAGCTGTTAATTCAGCTTCAGCGTCGATGTTGTGGAATGCTGCAACGTCTTGAGCCATTTCTGGTGACCATTGAGCTCTTAATTTTCTTTCTGTTACAGAAACTGTAACTGACATAAGGTCGAAAGATACCTCACCGATTCTATCTTCAAACTCTAAGTTTTTGTAGATTCTGTATTTAGCAGTAAATGCGTCGTTAACTGTTGTATCAGATGCAAATGTTGAACCTGTATAACCGTCCATAGAACCACCACAAGTAATACAAACTGGTACTTGTAAATCAACTTCTAAGTAGATTTTACCTTCAGCATCACATAAGTTGTCATATTGACCACCATCAGTTTTACTGTTAGGGAATACTAACGTTTCGTTGTTATTACCATATTGTACGATACCTTTACCATATCTTTGAGTTACAACTCTAAATAAGTAAGGGTTAGTTGTGTTACCTGAAGTGAAAGCGTTACCAGCAGCACCATAGATAGTTAAATCAGATAAGAACGCTTCGTTGTCCATTGGTTGACCATCAGGACCGATTAATTTACCTGCTCCATCAGATGCAAAACCTGACATAACGATTAACACTTTTCTGTAGTTATCCTCAGTATAAGCTGAAGGAACCAATTGGTCAGCCAACCAACTAACAGTAACTACACTAGCACTGATAGCAGAATATTGACCTTTAGAGTAATCGAACAATCCTGGAGGGTCCAAAGCTGGTTCGTTACCTTCGTAGAATCTATCGTAAAGGTCTTTAGTGTTGTTGTAGTCGTAACCACTGTTTGGTGTTTGTCCTTCCGCAGCATTTGGTGAACCATAAGGTGCGTAGTGAATACCTGTGTTAGCTAAGTTAGCTGGGTCAGTATACGCTTGGATGTTAGGTACGAAGTAGAACAATTTACCGATAGGTAAGTTCATAGCTTGTACTGATACGATATCATTCGCTAATAATTTAGAGAATACACGTCTTACAATTGGGAAAACAACTGTTTCAAATGCACCTGTATCAGATGTAGATGATGCTTCGTTGATTAAATACGATGCTTGGTTTTCGTATAATTGTGCTACGTTTTCTCTCATGTGACCTTTAAGACCCTCTAAGAATCCTAATTTGTCCCATTTGTTGATTGTGTCTTCTTTGATAACTTTAAGGTGCTTAAGACCGATGTTACCTACAAGACCTGATTCTAATAATGCTCCCATTTTAGTATTTGTTTTGTTTTTAAGTTTATTTTATTTTTATTTTTTAACCAATTTTACCCATCAAATCTTTCATTCTTAAGAATTGTGGATTTTCATAAGTTTTTGATTCAATCAATGTTGTAGACGAACCTGTAGTTACTGTTTTGTTTAGTTTTTCACCAACTGATTCGTTTATTGATTTTGTTTCTACCTTATTCAATTCATCTTTGATTGACTTATAAAGATTTTTAGATTCTTTTAAAGTTTCAACATCGTCAAATCTTCTAAGGATGTTTAATTTTTCTTTTTTAGTAGTTGAGTGTTCTGTGAACAATCTTGTAGCGTAAGCCAAGTTTGAGTTAAAGATTGCAACTTCGTTAAGTTTTTCTCTAAACACATTCAATGCTTTTCTGTACTCTTCATTCTTTTCTCTCAACATTCTAACTTCTTCTTGAGTAGATTCAACTTTAACACCACTATTACCATAATTGTAATTTCTGTTATTAGTGATACCTTTTCTTAATCCTCTACCTTCTTTGGAACCCATTCCATATGTTCTAGCTGCTTCTTTGGTTTCTCTCTTTTCAAAACCTGCATCATCTCTACGAGCTTTAGTAGACTTAAGGTCTTTAGAAGCAATCTTACCATGCTTCATAGCTAATCTTTCGTCTTCTTTGTCTTTGTATCCTTGACCTTCTTTAGTTTCTGCTTTAACAACTTTGGATTTACCTCCCATATTTTCACCTTTCTTGTAATCGAATTTCGCTCTACCAGTACCCATTGTTTTAGGTCCTTCTTTTTTCTTTTCATTGAATCCACCTTTACCAGGTTTATCAAATTCAAATTTCTTTGGTTTTAAGTTCATTCCAACACCTTTAGGTTTGTAAGTTTCATTTGTTAAATCGTCCATGTCGTCATCTTCCATCATTTCAGAATCATCTTCCATCATTTCAGAATCATCTTCCATCATTTCAGAATCATCTTCCATCATTTCGTCGTCTTCATCTAATGTGATTTCGTAAACAACTTCTTCTTCATCTTCAAAATCTTCAACATCTGATGAGTCAACATCAGATACATCACCATTGTCAGAAAAAATAGCGTTGATAACGTCGTCAACAGATTCGTCTTGTTCGTCGTAATTCATATCGTCTTCTTGCATTAATTCGTCTTCTTCAGACTCACCAAGCTTAACGAGATATTCTACGTCAGCATCGCCATCAGTTAAATGAACGTTTTCACCATCTTTTTTTACGATGATTCCGTCATCTTCACCCATTGCTTTAAATACTTTCAAGATTTCCTCGTCAGAAGCGTCAGTTAAATCTATTGGACTTTCTTCTGAATCCATGTCCATATCCATGTCCATATCCATGTCTTCTTCATCAGAACCCATTTCCATATCCACATCCATTTCCATTTCATCGTTATCAGCATCCGTATCAACGTCTGCATCTACATCAATCTCCTCTTCATCCTGTTCGGAAAGAGATTCTTTTACTAATTGGTTGATTTCTTCCTTCATTGTAGAAGCAAGTATTCCTTTTGCATTTTCGGCTATGACATCTTCAACTTGTTTCATTTGAATAAGAGCCTCTTGAACTAAAGTTTTATTTTCTTTCATGAAAATCTATTATTTTTACAATATAAATAGTGTCAAATAATAAAAAATTCACTTTTGAGGTAACGCAATCTTATTTTTATTTTATAAAAAAGTACCGAGCATAAAAAAAGTGGTCAATTGTGACCACTTTAATTTAATTTGTTTAAAATCTAATTATTCGATTACCTCATCAATTTTACTCTCTGATACTGAAGTAATTCTCCAATCATTAGTAAAACCTTGATATTTTTCAGTAACCTTTGCCTCAACATCTGTTACCGAAAAACCTTTAACTAATTTCTCTTCTCTGATTTTTTTGATTTTACCAGTATTCTCATCAGGCAAGTCATACTGAATTTTTGCTACAAAATATTTTTCGTCCATAATTTATTATTTTCCCAAATAATCGGTTAATTTTTTCATTAAGTCAACTCCTTTAGATTGGAATTCCGAATTTTCAGGTGATTTGTATTTTTTTTCCTCTTCCAAATTTTCTTCATACTTGTCTCTATCATTAGGATTGGTGAATAAGTAAGCTCCTGGTGTTGATGGAGATGATACCAAGTCAAAACAAATTAATTCAAAATCGTCTTGTACTTCATTTCTTTCCCCAACCTTTTTTAACGAACCAACTCCTCTTGAAGAAACTCCCATAGTAACACCTTGTCTCATCAAGTTAGCTGCTTGGTCTCCTTTAGTAGAAACAATACCCCTTTCATGAAATCCTGGTGATGTCAACAATTTAAGTTTACCCATCAAGATATTCTTATCCCACCATATATCTGTGATGATATGTGATACCCTGTCTAAGTCAATTAGAGAAGACTCAGGGTGATTAAGTTCTGAAGTTGATAGACCTTTATCAATTGCTTTTTTATAGTTCTCGGCTTCTCTCTTCAAGATTCTTTCAGGATAAAATCTTCCGTTTCTATTTGGTGTATCGTATTTTTGTAATACCGCATAAAATTCAAAAGGGTTTCTGTAGTCTAACTCCTTAGCCTCTCTTAACATCTCGGCATTACGAACATCTTTTGGTGATATCCAACCTGCATCTGTTTCAACCAATATTCCATGACCTACTTCACTTGCTTCTAATATTCTTAATTGTTTCATGAATTCTTTTTAAGATAAATATACGATACAAGTATCTTTTTAAGTTTAATCATTTTTTGATGGTGAAAATTCAAAGTATTTGTTTTGAATAACATTCTCTTTGAATATGTTTTTGATAATTTTTTTAACCGAATCTTTTACTTCAGGGGATTTAAAATCTATTTCACTATTGGTGTATAAATTAACCTCTAAATTTAGAAAGGATTTTTTTCCGTGTGATATTCCGCTTGTTCTGAGGTCTAAGTCTACTATACTTTGTTCTTTAAATAATTCGTGGTTTATTGAATTGAATACCGAATGTTTAATGTCTCGGCTTAGGTTACAAACAACTCTGTTCCAATTGTCGTGTTCAAATTTGGGGGTTACCCATGATTGTATGTTTATGTATAGTGATTTCAAATTTTTAGAATCTACAGTACCGTACACAGATTTAATTGGATTGTAGAGATTTAACTTTACACTTTTTCCTTTTTTCATTAAGTTTCATATTGTCAATGTTTATTTGTTTGTAAAAAAATAACAAAAAATAGTTCCATTGTCAAAAACTTTCAGAAAATATAAGATATTTGTATAATATGTTAAAAGTAGATGTAAAAAAAGACGGGATAGAAAAAGCCCTAAAGACATTAAAGTCAAAAGTAATTAAAACTAAACAAAATCAGATATTGTTTGGTAAAAAAGAGTTTGTTAAAAAGTCGGTAGAAAAAAGACAACAAAAGTTGAAGGCTTCTTACATTCAAAAATTGAAATCTAAATTAGATTGATTCTTCTAAGTTTTTTAACTTAAGGAAATTAAGTTGGTCAAATTTTTCAACTTTCAATCTATCAATTGTTTCAGACAATTTTGTTTGAATTTCAAACTCGTGTTCGTTTTCTAATAGAGTATTTAATTTACCAATAGTACTTTCACGTAAAGTTTCAAATTTCTCTTTAAGAGATGAAGTGTCTTCAGACATTAATTGGATAAATTCTTTTTTTGCGGTTTCGTCAAGATTGTCAAGATAACTATTCAAAGTTTGATTCGCGATGAAGACCATAGATTTTAAAGGAATGTTAATTGTTTCCTTTATGGTTTCTTTTTTCGCCAATTTTAAAGTTTGAATTAAATTTTTCTTTGATTTTAATCTTTCCATTAAATCCAACTTGTTTGTGTAAACAAGAGCGTCAACGTCAGAATATTTGTTTTCAACGTTTTCAGTTACGGTCTTTGGAGTTTTAATTAATGGTAATAATTTTTGAATTAAACTAATACCTTCATCAAGAAAATCTTTGGCATCGTTTTCAGTTAATCCCTGAGGTGTTGTTAATTGGTCGTATAAAGAATATAGTTTTGACATATTTTTATTACTCAAAACGTTGTGTTTGAATTCTTTTAACGATTTTTTAAACTCCTGTTCATTTCTGTAGGATTCTAATAAGTTGTTTTCAATTATGGATTTGATTTGCCCGAAAGTCATTTTGTCTATTTTCAATATAAATATTACGAGTTTAATAACTTATCCAATTCTTTTGAAATTTCTCCCAAAGAATCTTGACCTTGGTCTAAATTAAAAAATCTACTTTTTTCTGCGAATCCGCTTTCTAATAGAATATTCATTCTTTCTTTTTTAGATTCAGGCGTAACTTCAGATTCACCTCCTGTTGGTGGAGCTTCTGCTGGTGGAGCTTCTTCACCTCCTGTTGGTTCTGCAGTTTCAAATCCGCCACCACCAAATGATGGAACCGCACCCGTATCATCACCTGCAGTAGTTGCAGTAGCACTTGCAGTACCACCTGTAGAACTACCGTATAATTTATCAATATTATCAAATAAACCTGTTTTGGTAATAACTGTAGGTGTTGCTTTAAGTTCTTCACCAACCGCTCTTTCAATTCTTTGTTGTTGTAAATCCAACCTGATTTCTTCATCAGACCAACCAAAGATATGTTTTTTAGCCCATGTTGATGATGTAGGTTGAATACCGTTTCCTGGGTCTGCAACCAAATCTTTATACAATAATACTTTTTCTTTCCATACGTCGATTTTTAATAAATCGGCTTGTGTTGATGGGTTTGTAAGTCCTAATGTAAAGTTTTGTAATTCATCCTCAAACCCTAATAAGAATAAGTGAACGATTGCTATCTTGTTCAACTCGGCAATCATAGATTTTTGAATTCTATTGATTGTACGAGCAAAACGGATATCTTGTAATGATAAGTTTTTACCATCACCAACAACTTCTTCAAATCCTAAGAACGCCTTTGGAACACGAAGAGCTGTCAATAATTTCTTTTGAATATATTCAATGTCGGCAATCTCTGATAGGTTTGTTGCTCCTGGTAATGTTGTAATTGGGTCTGGAGCTGCAGGGTCACGAACAGGGATGAAATAATCTTGGTCAACAGCCATTTGGTTAAACCTCATATCAACATTACCTGTTTTGGCATCAACAATTTGTTCTCTTTTAAATTTGTTGGCAACACGGTTT